CAGTCCCATGGCTGCCTTAGTTTGGAAGAATCGTCCTACTCGACGTGGATCCCGAGGTAGTGGTCGCAGCACAGTCAGTGTTGATGACCTGGTTAATACCCCTGAGCACAAGATTCCTCCCACTGAGGCTCCCGGACCCGCTTTGCTGAGTTATATGCGGGGTAGGGTGTTTATGTGTGAGAGGACATCGGCCACCCCTGCTGGGCTTTACAGGCAAGGCAAAGCATATCTACAAGATAAGTACGCTGAGCTTACGGAGACTGAACAGCATGACCTTCTAGTGTCTTCTGTTAGGCAGTCGCTTGTTGTCAGCCCAGGCGAGGTGGCAATGGAGTGTAGCTTGGGCAAACTATCCTACCAAGATGGTCTGACCCGGGCCAATTGCTTGGCGCGTGGGGAAGTCTTTTCGCCCACAGTTAAGTATACATGGATGGCATTCGGGCTGACCTTACTCCTGTGCTCTATTGTGGCCACAGTGTTGGATGCGAGAGCTTTATGGGCTCTAGTACCAGCAATGTGGGTATTCTTATATGGCTTATATGTGTTTGTGGGTTCGGTGTGGCGTAGGCCATCACCCAACCCACTTCCACATAAATAGGCCTGTCCGGTCGGCGCGCTGGCCGTGTGCGCACATCCTAAAGAATTAAAGGATGTTGCTGCCAGGCGGTGCTCCATTCGTGTCCCCGCGGACTGGACTTGTGATCTGAAAAGGCGCATCTACCGTATTTTGCCCCCGGTTAGTGGGCTTATAACTGCGTATGTACATAATAGTTGTGCGGGCAACGAAGTTGTCTCGCTGCTTAATAGGCACCTACAGGACTTACCTGAGCCCACTTGGTCTGGAATGAGGCAGTTGCAACGTGTAGCTTTGCGTGTTATGCGTAAGCTGCGTGTTGTCACTCCCATTTCCGTTGACCAGTTTGTTTCGGCTTATACTGGTCCTAAACGTAGCCGATATATCAATGCAGCTGAGTCACTCCGTAAGACCCCAATTAGACGCAGTGATGCCTTCATCAGTGCCTTCATCAAAGCGGAGAAGACCAATCCTTTCTCAAAGTGTAATCCTGATCCGAGGCTTATACAAGCCCGCTCCCCACGGTACAATCTATTTGTGGGCTGTTGGCTTAAACCAATCTTCAGACAGTTTAAAACTCTGACTGATCCCGTTGGTACAAGGGTTATAGCCAAGGGCCTCAACATGATTGATCGGGCTTCCTTGGCTTTTGAGAAATGGAACAAGTTTAGACGGCCTGTCTGGCTCAAGTTGGATGCCAGCAGGTTTGACGCTCACTTAGCTTTACCCAAATTGTTGTTGCTCCACCGTGTTTGGAACCATTGTGTGCGCGACAGTGAGTTTGCCAAAGTTATATCTTGGCAGACACATAATAAGGGTAGAACCAATGGAGGCGTCAGCTACACAAGTATTGGTCGCCGCGCCAGCGGTGACTTTGATACTGGAGATGGTAACAGTCTGGACATGTATTTTGAGTTATCTGCTGCAATGGAGGCCATAGGGATTAGGAAGTGGGCAGGTATGGTGGATGGTGACGACGTTGGTATAGTCGTTGAAGCGGAGGAATATAGTTTGTTGCGTAGTGGTGTAGGCCCTGCGTTCTCACAGTTTGGTACCGAAATGGTCGTTGAGGGAGTGGCCAGAAAGGTTCACCAAATTGCACAATGCCAGTCGACAATGTTTGAGCTGGCTCCGGGCGTGTGGCGGTTTGTTAGGGATTGGAAGAAGGTTCTTAGTTTTGACACCAGTGGAATGCGACATTGGGGCCAACCAACTGTTGTCCCCTCTATGTTGAGAACTGTAGGCCAGGGGTCCTTGGCTATGCATGCTGGGATACCGATTTTACAGGAGCATGCTTTAGCCATGCTTAGGCTTGGTGCTGGTGCAAAACTTAGACCTGATCTCATCAACCTTGATGACCTTGCTGCCAGGTTTGACCTTGAATGCTCTCAGGCGTTTGAATGTATGCCTAACAGCGAGGAAGTTACAAATTTCGCCAGGCTCAGTTTTGAGAAGAGCTTTGGAGTCACTGCCGAGGAACAGCTGATAATAGAGGCCCAATTGCGTGGTTGGAGGCTGGATAGCTGTAAGCCGAGGCTGGTGCAGAGTGAGTGGGGCATTGGTTGGCAGGATTTGAGACATCCTGACGACACTGAAAACGACTAAAAAAAATTAGTTAGACTCTTAGAGGCATTTGAGTGTGCATGGGGGGCCTAGTCACCCTGGCCCATGCTATTTTGCCTTGAAGTTTTATTGTGTAAATATTGTATCCTCTGCCGCCTTAGGGC